TAACTATTGTACCATTAGCATTTTGGTCATAAGTAGAAGAACTACCATCTTGACCTAATCCATTGAAATCGTCTAGAATATAGAAATTTCCACTATTTGTTGGTGCATGTCCTATATAAGGCATTATGCGTTCTCCAATGCTTCTACTTTTGCAGTTAATTCTTGAATTTGTTTTAAAAGCAAAACAGTTAATTTGTCATAATGAACAGAAAAAGGTTTTCCATCATCATCCATTGAAACAAGTTCTGGTTTTATTTTTTCAACTTCTTCAGCGATTAATCCCCAATCTTTGCTATTGTCTTTTTTCCAAACAAAGTCAACAACTCTTAAATCTTGTATCCAATTCGTATTTTTTATATCAGATATATTAGTTTTAAATCTTTTTGAAGACGTGTCAACTCCAACTCTTCCACCACTTGATATTCTTACTGCCCTTGTTCCTGCTCCTGAACCAACATTTTCACCATAGACACCTTGCAAGTCTACTTCACCACTTCTGTAAAATTGCATTCTTAAAGAATTACCACTATTTATGAGTACACCATCAGAGCTATTAAATCTTATCATCTCTTGTCCACCATTAGCTCTAACGCCCCTACCTGAACTAACTAATATATCACCATCATTTACTGTTAGCTTTTCCGCAGGACTATCAGTTCCTATACCAACCTTTCCACCTATAATGTGATACTCAGAAGCATCAAATCTTAATTTTTTTAAAACATTATTGGCATCATTTACAGATTGAATTGCACTATAAGTTGAATCTCCCCAAAAACCTATTCTATGGTCTGTAGCTACTTGTACTTGAAATTTATTATTTACAGAAGTATTACTTAAACCAATCCCTACGCTACCTGTCTCGGTAATATGCAATCTTGTTGTCGTAGTCCATTGAGCATCCGCTGAACCACCTCCACCATCAAAAGTGTAAAAATATATATCTCCTTGCGTCATTCCAATAGAGCTACAAGCACCACCACCATCGTGATACATATTATTGCTACCACCTACATAAGCATTATTAGATAAGAATGTTGCACTACCATTTCCTCCACCACTATCCTGTAAAGTAGCTCCACCTACTTTTAATCCTGCGTAACTTGATGAACTCATATTGTTAAAATCAGTAGTACCTACACCTAAATTTCCACTGCTATCCATACGACCTTTGGTTGACCAAGTAGAACCATCCCAACTTGCCCAATATAAACTATGTTGATAAGTATGAAATGAGTAACCATCAGATGAAACACCTACAGTTGTTAAGCTGTCATCATTCTGTATTCGTATTGTTTCACTTACATTAGCTGTAGTTTTAACGTGAAGCAAACTTGATGGACTTGTAGTTCCTATACCAACTTTTCCATCACTCATTATTGCCATATGGGTGGAACCTGAACCTGCTGTAGCTCCACCTGCCCTAACAGAAAATTCCAAGCTATCTCTTGAGTCAGACATATACATATTTAGAGATACTTTAGAGTCATCATCGTGAACCCAAGCACTACCATTGTAATAACTATTAAAAGCTAAAGCACCATTTGAAATACCACTTGTACTATACAATCTCCAGTTCGCTATATACCCTGCTACTTCAAATGTTTCTTTTGGATTTGCAGTTCCTATACCAACTTTATTTTCCGAAGCATCTACAAATAACGTATTAGAATCAAAGTTTACATCACCACTAACAGTTAATCCTGTAAGTGTACCTACTGAGGTGATTTGAGTCTGAGCAGCATCTACGTTAAGCGTATTAGTTGAAAGAGTAAGACCAGTTCCTCCAGCTAGTAGTGTTTTACTAACTGCGATAGAACCAGCTAAGTGTGCATTATCTATACTTCCTGCAGCTATATCAACACTATCAATAGCATTATCTGCCATTTTTGCGTTAGTCACACTGTTATTTGCTAATCCACCTGTTTTAATTTGTGTTAATGCCATATTATCTAACCATCACTATCATCAGGATTAAATGTCCAAGCCATAACTCTACAATTTAAATATTCATCTCCACCTGTACTGTTTAAAATTTTAAATGAATCAGAATCAAGGCTCAAGGAAGAATCATTAGAGTAAATATCTCTATACACATAATTTTGACTTGAGTGTATTCCTTGTATTATTCCAAATCCATATCCATCACCATTGATTGAATCTTTCCACGGATATGCAGTTCTATAATCCCAACTCCACATCACAAAAAAGTGTCCATAAAACCCACCTGTACTTGGTAAAGGAATATCATCGCTATAATTACCATCAGTAATATTGCTAGTTTGATTGTATTCTTTCCAAGCAGGTACTTTTTGATTTTTGATATATAGTGCCATTACACCATCTCCAATTTAAATTTGTATTTTTTTCCATTAGTTCTATTAATTAAGAACAAGTCATCTTCGCCTTCTTGTATTGTCCAACTTCCTTTTGTTCCATCTATATCATTACCATCAGATTTCATATTAGATAAATTCAAGTCATTTGTATAAATATTTCTCCAACCTTTACTTGAAGAACCTAAATCATAACTATTGTCAGTTGAGACTAAAACGTGTCCTCCAAAAGTAGAGCCAGTTCCTTTTTCTACAACCAATTCACTATCAGAAAGGTCTACTTTTGAACCAGCCCCTAAATGATTGATGTGTAAAGTTGCTCTATTTGAATCACCTACACCACTTGAAGTATAGGTATTAAGTTCATTACCTTCACCAAATATTAAATATCTTTCAGTTCCTGTTGAAGTTCGTATGCCATTTGTTGCTTTAACATAGCCCCCAATAGAAACATTACCTGATGGTTGTAAAGCACCATTCATAACTACAGTTCCGTCACTTTCAATTTTCATTCTTTCGGTATCATTTGTGCCAAATCTTAATTCATAATTACCTTCTTGCCACACTCCACCGTTACCACCTGAATTTAGAAAAAGATAACGAGTAGTTGAACTTCCTGAAAGAGTAACATTACCTGCAAAAGTAGTAGCTCCCCCATCATTAAAAGATGCAATAGTATTCCCATCTTTATCTTTGACATTAACTTGGTCGCCTAAAAGATTTAATGCTCCTGAACCATTATTATGTTTTATTTGTGATATATTTGATGAAGGTGTATTTATTTGTAAATCACCTTGAATAATTGTACCTGTGAATGTGCTTCCTGAAAGGTGAGCAGTATCGTCATCAAGGTAAGCACTTGCAACTTTTGTACCTTGCCATACACCTGTACCTATTGTGCCTACTGAAGTGATTTGGGTTTGTGCAGCGTCTACATTGAGAGTATTAGTAGCTAAAGTAATTCCTGTTCCTGCCACCAACTGTGTCTTAGACATAGCAATAGCAGCTGAAGCATTTAAATCAGCATTTACTATACTTCCATCAGTAATATCAGCGGAGACAATAGTATTATCCCCAATCTGAATTGCTTGTTCTGCAGGTTTATAGCCATAATAAGCCACTAGACATCCATCTCCATAAGTGATACGATTACATCTACTGAAGTTCCTGCACTAGCTTTCGCTTGAAGAACATCGGTTGTTTGTAATACGAGTTTGTTACCTTGCATAATTTCTAAAGTACTACCTGCGGGTAGAGGAGCACCTTTTAACAAATAAGAGTTAGCGTTAGTTTCTGTGTCACTAGTATCTGATACAACTAAGACATCTGAAGTTACTGCACTTCCTGTTTTGTTTGCTAATGATATACTAAGAATAATTGCAGTTTTACTAGAAGGTACTGTATACACTGCAGCTAAACTAGTAGTTAAACTAGCTTTTGTTTTTAGTTTGAATGTGTTAGCCATAACCTATCCTAACGCAATCGCAAGAGCAGTCGCTTGGTCGTCTACCCCTTGAGAGTCTACAATTTCACGAATAGTGTTTCCTGAATCTTTAAAATAAAGTTTCCTTACACTTGCATGATAATTAATAGCCACTTCTCCACTAGATAAATCACTAGTTCCTGGGGCGGGACTACTTGTATTGCTTCTATTTTTTAATACTATTGTATTCGCCATTAATTCCTCCTATTAGAATGTTCCACCATTAATTGTTGCACCATCTAAAGCACCAGCCAATGTTAAAGCTGTAAATTTAGCATTACCAACTGTTCCACTCATTATTTGAGAGCCTGATTCTGTACTATCAGGGATAAAGGTAAAAGTAGAATCTGATTCATCAAATCCAAAGAAACCAACTTTAGCAGCACTTCCATTGTGCCATGCAAAAGCAATACCCTTGTCTTTGTTATCATCTGATGCATTACCATCACCACCAAGTCTGAAAATCGGGTCATCAACAGTTACGACTGTACTATTTACTGTCGTAGTTGTACCATCAACTTGTAAATTTCCTGCGATAATAACTTCCCCGCCTGCTGCGTTTAGCGTTAAATCTCCACTTGATGTGGTAATTGTATTATCGGTAGAAGCTCCCACTGTAATGTTACCTGCAGTAACTCCTGCAAATTGAACATCACTATTTGTTGCGACTGCTTGTCCTATAGCAATTGTTGGTTGAGTAGCTTCACCTGAATTATTTGTAACGGTTATCCCTGTACCTGCTGTAAGATTTTGTACAAAGTTACCCGTTGTTTCAGTTCCTAAAGCAACTCCATCATTTTTAATTATTACAACTCCATCTGTAACTGTAAAATTATCAGTATGAAAAGATGCAATCCCTTTATCACTAGAAGTTGCAAAAATATCTGAATCTGTTTGGTCTACTGCGAGTGTTCTCCCTCTAGCACTTTCACTAGAAGCTGCACTCATTGTTATTCCATCCCCAGCTGTTATATCATCTAGGGTTGGTAAATGGGCTGTTACTACACTGGAATTATTATGTCTTCCAACGTATAATTTTCTACCATATTGGTCTAACGCCATTTCGCCTGACGCTAATCCACTAGGCACAGAGCTGGCACCATTATTAGCAGCTCTTTTTATTTGTATGACATTAGCCATTATT